TTCTTCCTCCTTAGAAATATAGTGTTAATACATCGTGGTAGAGATTCTCGGATTTATATGACGTATCATAAGCACAATATGGAATCATCAACAATTTAGAGATAACTTGATTATCAGGTTTCTTATCAATCACTACCACGCTGTATTTTTTGGTAAGTAAGTAAGCTGTGTTATCAGCTTTGTCTTTTTTTATGCCAGTCATAGAATACTTAATCGCTGGGTATTCCATTTTGACTGATTCAGGTGGTTGGAAATAAACGTGCCTGGAACCAAGCAGTTCTTCCAACTTATTCTGTAGCTCCAGGCGAGTTCCCATTCCAAATACCTCCTATAGATAAGATCATCCTGGGATATTGGAGTTCAACATCAGTTACTTTCCATTTCGTCCCCAGGATATCAACATATGCTATACAAGAATGATTCTCGAAAGCAAATGGGTCGGCCAAGATGCTCAGAACATTCGCAAGGTTGAGATTGTCATTGATCTCACCTGAGCTCTGACGTTTCCAGCGATTGCTCGTCATGTCGCCATAATACTCATGCTCTTCAACAGGGTTATCCCATACCCCAGGCTCAATTTCCCTTACCGGAAGAGAGAATCCTATCTTGCCGAACCATTTACTCATATCGATTCACTCCTTGATCATTTGTCAGACTTAACTGTCGCAAGTTTGGCTGTTGTGGCTGTAGCAGAATCTGTCGTCACATATGTAACAGTCGCCACATTTCCGGCAACAGCACAGCTGACCGGTTTATATAATGTACCGGCAACATCGATCATAAGTCCTTTGATATACGCATCCTGCAGCTCAGCGCAAGTCACTTTGTTCTTACAAGCAGAATCGTAATATGCATATGCATCGTTTGCTTTTCCGTAAACTTTTCTCACTGCGACATTCACGTCGTCAGCGACTGGACGAATTTTTTCGATCATGGCTTATCCTCCTTATGCGATTTAGGCTACCGGTTCCTCAAGAGCGATAGCGGAATATACCTGAGTAAGCGCACCGGAGAGTCTTGTCTCCAGCATGTATTTGTAGCGGTTGAAGTCCATGTCGAAATCTTCGAACTTGGTAACTTCACCACCTCTGGTGGAACCGAACTGATAGTCTGCCAGGTTTACAAACAGACCAAGCAGTTTCTTCTTACCATCGTTGGATGTTCTCTCCAGACTCTCAAACTGTTCAACAGTCTGGATGGATGCTACATTGAGCGCTGCAGCAAGATCTGCTTTGGAATCGTAAATACGGCGGCCATTAAGATCTCTTGCCAGAAGCATTACGTTCAGCAGGTGCGGTGTACAGTACAGATCCGGTGTACCTGTGCCTTTGAATTTTTCTCTGGAATACAGTGCAGCTTCGATCATAGCCTCTGCCTTGATGTAGTTCTCGCTGAAGTTTGCTCCAGTATTGGTACCCTGCAGTTTGGTTTTGGCTGCTTCGAAATCAACGTCCTGATGGATGCAGTACAGCTCGTCGTCATGCCAGATGGAACGAATATGATCCTCATGGATTTTGTCCGGATCACCATCTTCACGTCCGTCACCGACAAGTGCTGCCATAGCGAGCTCCTCGTTCAGAACATGTCTCATCATCTTCCACTGGTAAGCAACTACGTCGAAATCTGTAATATCTACCACATCGTCTCGGTGCATCTGATCTTTGATGTATACTGTCTGAGGATCAGTGGTACGGCTGAGAAGTTTGATCTTAGCCATGTCCTCTTTGTAATTACCTTTCTTCTGGTATCCTTTAGCTTTCAGATCTGCAATACGAGCATCAGCCTGGCGAGTACGGATTCTGCTGTACGGAGATTTATGGATTTTAGACATTACAGAATCAATCCATGTCTGATCTCTTTCGAGCGTATCCGGCTCACCTTTCTTCAGCAGTTCGTATTCCGGGAACAGAGCTTCCACTTCATCATCGAATACACCATGAGCAAGTGTGTCAGAGTTTTCCTCTGCGAAAATCTCCATTGCCTGTTTCAATGTTCCGACATTGCTCTGCTTAGCCATAGAGATGATTCTCTGCTCATCGGAATGACTCAGTACAGTGCCCTGGTCTGTATCTTTATTGTCAAATACATTATGTTTCACTACTTTTCCTCCTTCTTCTTCATCATCGTCATCAGAGTCGTCTACTCCGTTTTCTTCGAGAGCCATGCCTACAACAGCTGCTACCGCATCTTTCTGCTCGTCATTAAGGGTGTTAAGAATCTCCTTAATTGTTTTTTCTCCAGTTTTCGCTCCCTCATTTTTCTTTTCTTCTGCCACTTTTGAATCTCCTTTCTGGTTGTTTTCAGCATCAGCGGAATGATAGAGCATAATGTTTTCATCCCAGGATGCTTCAAGCTCTTCCTCGCCGTCTGCGCTGTGCGCCATAATAAAATCCACGTAGGCACCAGGATTAGCTCCAGCCAATACAAGACTGAGTTCTCTGATGTTTCCGTGGATCACATCTTTACCAATATGTTTTAACTGATTTGCCCAAATAGACAGCGATCGTACATCGCCATTCTGGACAAGTTTCTTCGCGGTCTGCCCCTGTTCGGTATCGTTGAACACTCCGTAGGCATATACGCCATCTTCACGATTTTCAAGAACAGCATGTCCAAGTACCGCATTTGGATCATTGTGTTCATGATTCCAGACAAGCGGGACTTCGCAGCCGTCGTTCTCTTTAAACGCATCTTTTCGAATCGTTCGCCCATCACCACAGAGCAGATCGTTCCTAGTGGCATAACCACTGAAATCGCATTTAACCATTTTGACTGTATCCTCCTTCTTCATATGCTTCGGTAGCGCTAGAAGTCTGAGACATGTCCTGCTTAGCTTGACTGATGTTGCTGTTGACTAACTTATCTGCCTTCGGATCTTTAGATGGTTGCATACCAACGATCTGACGGATCTCATTGGAGGTCATGATTTCGTTACGTGTAAACTTATCAGCGATTTCTGCGATATCATTGACTGGAACCAGTCGGAATGGATCTCTGAAATAGACAATAGACTGTAACTGCGACCGAGCGGTCTTTGTGAGAAATTTTCGTTTTAATTCATCAACAATGGCCGAAATTATTGGCTCGACTGTGCGATTCATATAATTCAGCATTGTTTTTTCATCAGCCGTACCATCGAGCACTGACTGGGTAATGCCAAGCTGGCTATAAACCATGTTGGTAAGGTATTCAACCTGTTTGAGCAGATTGTTTTCCAATGAACGATTCAACTGGGTGATTTTCTCTGTTCCATCCGTATATGCAATGCCATACTGAGAACCAGCCAACTGATTGATAATATCTTTTCGCCTTCGCTCAACCTGCTCACGTCGGGCCTCCGTCTTTATTACATACGGAAGCTGTATAATCAAATCCAGTTTTCCGGATGCCGTTTGTTCATCTGTCACATCCAATAAACTGAGTTTTCTTATAAGACGCTGCATGGTTGAGTTGTATTCGTTGACCACTGCATATAGCGGATTTTCGATAATGGCCACCTGGTTTTTAGGGAGTAAAATCTCTTCTTTTTCGCCGGTTCGGTCATTGTACAAACGAACCCTTACCATATCTGGATACCATTCCGTAATCTTTCCGGTTCGCATGGAATCAATCTGGTACGAATTCGAACTTTTCGGGTCGATGGTGGTTTCGACTGGAACCAATGCTACGCAACCCTCATCGAGCATCGATAATACTACATCCTGAATGAAAGCCCGGCCTGTCTGATCTTTGTTTGCCTCTAAATTAAGGCAATTATTCAAACCGGAATCAATATCTTCTACATAGCGTCCGTTCTTATCCAATCGACAATGTTTGATATTAACGGATGATACATCAAGAGCAATCCTGTTAAATATGGACGTTGCTATTGATTTCTCATTTCCTCTACTAAGCCGTGGTCTATCAGGACGTGAGGAATATCCCGGACCAGTGATTATATACTGGGTTGGGTCACGACTGGTGAATGCGTTCCAGGCATGAGCAAGCCTAGTGCTTAAATTTAATGACATAAAATCTCCTTGTAATTAAGAAAACGAATCTATTGCATGGTCTATAAGATAATTTCTACCGATAGCACCAGCCGTAGCAACTGCATTAATTCATCGTTGTTCATATTTCGCCTCCATATTACTCAAGTTCAATGCCTTCTACTTCAGCTCTTACCTGCAAACAACGGATATATTCTCCCATATACCGTTTCTGCTCCAGCAAAAGTGCTTTGGCACATGTCGGTGTGAAGTTAAGAGTGCCTGCATCCCACTTAACAAGCATCTTATGTAATTTGTCATACCGGATCTTCACCTGAAGATACTCGGCTTTAAATCGTTCTTTATAATCAGAACTGTTCATGAGTTCGATTGTGTCTTTCAATTCCATGTCAATCTCCTTATTCAAAAGCTTCTCTGTTTAATTTGAAGGCGACAAAAGCATCCATCATAGCCGCGACAGCATCGATCTTCGCTTCATGTCGTCGTTTCAACAATTTACGGTTTCCATTTGTGTCTTCTATTGCGATGCAGTTACCCATGGTAAATGACATAAGAGCCTCATCAAAAATAAGCATTCTTTCCTCAGACAGTTTCTTCAGCTCACCAAGCGGGACTGATTCTGTCTTAGCTCCCTGGATGACTTTTTCAATTCCAAACGGTCCATTTTCCCGTTCCCACCTCTCCACGAAGTCTCTGGCATTATACGGGT